AGCATCCGCCAGGCGGCCATCCAGCAGCAGCAGCTGACCATCCAGCGGGCCGAAATCGACGTGCAGCGGCTCAAAACCCGGCTGGCGATGGAGGAGTTCTATCAAAAAGCCCAAAACGCTGCTCCCAACTCTGCTGAGCAGAAGTCTTTGCTTGCCAACTACCAAGTACAGAAGGACATTCTCAACATCTATCGCCAGCAGCTGGACGCGGCCGATCGCGCCGTGGCCCTATCCGCCGAAGGCGCCACCAACCTGCGCCGCACCGGCGCCCTGCAGCAGCAAAGCCTCGACATCCAGCAGCGGGCCCTGGGCGTCCAGGTCGAAGCGGCCAACCTCAGCTTGGCCCAGCAGCGGGTGTTGACCCGGCTGAACGAACAGGAGCAGGCGATCAAAAACAACCTTGCCGAACGCACCCAGGTGGAAACCCGGTTGCAGAACGGCCGCCAGCAGGAGATCGCCATTCTCGAGCGCCAGCGCAATGCCCAGGAAAAGCTGCAGGCGATCGAAAAAAGCAGGGCCGACCTGGCCAAGGCCCGCCTCGATGCCAATGCGCAGGATGCCGAGCGCATGCTGTCGCTGGCCCGGGCCCAGGCCGATGCCCGCAACAACCCCACATCGGTGTCGGCGGTGATCGGCGCCCAGATCGAGGCCCTGGCACTCGGCCGCACCGGGCTGGTGAGCGAAGCCGATGCTGTCCGGGAGCTCTACAACGCCAAGGCCCGGCAGTTGAACCTGGAGCAATCGGTTGCCCGCCAGCAGCTGGAGTTCCAGCAGAAGCGGGAGGCCTCCGAGCAGCGGATCGCCCTGCTGCGCCTCCAGGTGGAGCGCACCAGCCAGAACATCGCGATCTTGAACCTGGAAGCAGCCAAGGAACAGCTGAAAAACCAGGCACAACGCGACACCCTTAGTGGCGCCACCGGGGCTGCGGCGCCGCCAGTGGTTGCTATGAGCAGCGGGCGGGGCGCCAACATCCTTCCGGGCACCAAGGGAGGGCCAAACTGGAACGAAGGCCCCGGATACGGCCGCGGCAGACTTCACGCAGGGCAAGACCTGGGCACAGACCCCAATGACCCGGTCGCGGCTCGACTAAGCGGCGTCATTGAAAAGGCGTATGCCACCGGCTTTGGCAAAGCTGGCGGGGCAATTGTTATCAGATATAACGACGGATCGCAGGGAACTTATGGGCACACCGTTCCTAAAGTTCGAGCAGGGCAAAGGGTATCTGCAGGTGAGATTATAGGGGCCATCTTCAATGATGGCAATAATAGTCACTTGCATTACGAATTAAGAGACGCTGCAGGGCGGTTAAATATGAATCCTGGAGCAGCGATAAGGGCAAGCGCCAAAAATCAAGTCTCCACTGTCCCTGCTCGCACCACCGGCACGGCCCCTGCCGGCCCGATGCTGGCCGCCCAACCCCTCGAAAAGCCGCTGAACAGCCTGGGCAACAGCCTCCAGGCCAACACCGACAGCATGGAGCAGACGCGCCAGTTGCTGGCCAACATCGACACCGCGATCAAAGACCTGCAGGAGGAATTGGGAGGGACCAGAACCCGCAATGAATTCGACACCGAAGCCCTGAGAATCAACCAGGCGCAGCAGAGCAGGGCCATGGAGGTGGAGCGGATAAGCGCCCAGCTCAAGGCTGAAATCCTCAACTCCCCCCGCGGCCGACTGGCTGCCGGCCTGACGGAGGACACCGTGGGCGGGTTGGGCGGCGGCGTCCGCCAGGCGCTTTCTACGGCGATGCAGGGCGGCGACATCCGGGGGGCGATCGCCCAGGCCCTGGCCGGCACCGCCGATCGCCTGGCCCAGACCACCCTCAATTCCATCCTGGCCCCCCTCGAACAGCTGCTCACCGGGAACCTGTTCCAGGCCCTTAGCGGCTTCAGCGGGGCGGCCGGGCAGCAGATGACCGCAGCCCAGCTGATGCTGCGGGCGGGTCAACTGATGGCCCAAAGCGGCGTGGGCAGTGGCTTTACACCAGGTGGCGGTGGCGGGCTGGGGTTGATCGGCGACATCTTCGGAGGCCTGGGCCCGGGTGCGGGGCTGGTCGGCGCCGGCATCAAGGGCCTAGGCAGCGCCTTCAATGTCACCGACTTCCCGATGGCCCAGTTTGCCGCCGGCGGTGTCTCCCATGGCCCCAAAAGCGGGTACGCGGCCATGTTGCATGGCACCGAGGCGATTGTTCCCCTGCCGAACGGCCGTAGCCTGCCGGTGCAGCTGCAGGGAGGGGCGGCCGGCGGCGGCTGGGGCGGCGGATCAATCACCATCCCGATCAGCGTCGACGCCACGGGCACGGCCGTCGCCGGCAACAACGAGAAGGGTTCGAGGTTGGGCGAAATGGTCGGCCAGGCGGTGAAAGAGGTGCTGATCCGCGAGAAGCGCCCCGGCGGCATTCTCTACAACTGATGCCCTTCACCCTGCCAGCCAGCCCCCGGCCGATCTACCCGGCAACCGAAACCACCAAGCCGGAGCTGCGGGGCAGCCAATTTGGCGACGGGCCAGAAGACCGCAAGGCTTTGGGCCTCAACCAGTTCCCCGTCACCCTGCCGCTGCAATGGGCGCCGCTGCCAATGGACCAGGCCGAGATCCTCACCACCTTTTTTGAGGCGCGACTGCGCAACAACCAGGCCTTTCTCTGGACGCCACCGGACCGCCCCGAAGCTCGTTGGCGCTGCCCGCAATGGTCGCTGACTGGGGCTGGCCGCAACTTGTATGTGCTCAGGGCCGTTTTTGAGCAGTCCTTCGGGATCCGATGACCTACTCCACCTTTCCGGCGGTGCCGTTGAAATGCGAGCTGAGCAAGGAGGGGCGCAGCCTCGCCACCAAACAGCCCTTGGGGGACGGCTACACCTACATCACCCAGTTCGGCCTGCATCCACTGGAAGAGACCTGGCGGGTGCAAATGCTGATCAAGCTCAGTGAAGCAGCCACGGTCCGGTCTTTTCTTGAGGCCCGGGCAACCGATGGGAAACCATTCCTCTGGACGCCGCCAGACCATGCCGGGGGCAGCACTCCCATGTGGAAGGTCGAAGAATGGCCAATCGCTAGGGAATTTCAGTCCAGAGTGAAGATTGATCTGCTACTGCGTCGGATTTGGGGAAAACTGGCACCATTCGGGTCCAGATTTGGTGTGCCGCATTACTGCCGCGGACAACCTAATCTTGAGGGTGGCGTTTGGGTTCGGTGGGTTGGGGTCCAGTGGTCGGAACAAGAATATGGATCGGAAAACCCAATCACAATCAACGTGACTACCTCGTGGAAGCCATTGCGTAACGCAAGTGGGCAGTTGATAACATATGGCATTGGTGGGATAGAGTGGTCACTTAGCCTCCAGGGCCGGCCCGAAACTGCCTATAGCGCTGAATTTTATGTTGGTCCTTGGTACTCAAACATAGACATTTATATTCCAACATGGTTATCTGGGGGCGGCATTGCTGGCACTATGAATGTGTTTTATCTTTACACGGCAAACCCAACAGAGGCTCTTCGATCTGACTACACTAATTCTGGCTTTTCTTATTCACGGTACTCTCCCGACACTTCCAACTTCGCCACATCCAGAGGCCGTTGGGAATTCGCCAACGCCGCCTATGAAGTGATATTCACCTGGGATGGATATCCCAGGCTGCGTCCAGGTGCCGTAATCTAAACCATGATGGATGCAGTACTGCGCGCTGAACTCGCGTCGATGGAACCTGGTTCCATCATTGAATTGTTTGAGATCGAAACCAACTGCAGGATCCACGGCGTCGATCAAGTTTTCAGGTTTTCGGGCACCTATAGCGCTTCCAGCACAGTGATACCAGTGATTTGGGCTGGTAATTCCTATTGGCCAATCACAATTGAAGCCGAGGGCTTTGCTTATGACGGCAAAGGGGTGCTGCCTACACCCACATTGCGGCTGGGCAATGTCAATGGTGAAATCTCCGCAATCCTCAATGAGGTCAATGCCTTCACCCCAGGCAACGACCTTGGCCTGGCCAAGTTCACCAGAATCAGGACCCTAGCCAGGTTCCTTGATGCCGCTAATTTTGATGATGGGGTGAATCCTTACGGCACACCCAATCCGGCTGCGACATTTCCGCCAGAGATTTACTACTTTGACAAGAAAGAGCTTGAATGCCGCGATGTGGTGGAATTTAAGATGGAATCAGCGTTTAGCTTGGTGGGTGAACGGGGCCCTCGGCGGCAATGCCTCAAGCAATGCACCTTTGTGTTGGGAGGCGATGGCTGCGGCTACAACGGCCCCAACTTTTTTGACGAAAACAACAATCCAGTTGCATCAGCCGAACTAAGCGTTTGCAGCCAGACACTGACTGGTTGTCAATTACGCCATGGCGAAGGCGCTGAACTTCCATTTGGTGGTTATCCAGGTATTGGCAATTACAATGCCTGATCACCAGCAATGAACAGCCAGACCCGTGCTGCAGCGCTGCTTGCCGCAGTGGCCGAGGCCCCCCGCGAAAGCTGCGGCCTGGTGGTGGTGGTGGGCGGCAAGGAGCGCTACTGGCCCTGCCGCAACATCAACCCGATTCAGACCGATTTCAGCATTGATCCAGCCGACTACCTGGCCGCCGCCCGGGCCGGAACAATCGTGGCGGTGATCCATTCCCATCCCGACG